CACCCAGCTTGCCATCTGCTCCACGGGCCAGCGGCATGATCGCTTCTGGCCCAGCTTCACCCATGACGCCTGTGCCCCCCCGCATGGGAAAGGCCGTGGCCGACGTCACCACCCCGCCTTGTGCGAATGGCATGACCTTCCCTTGGGAAAACGGCGCACCGTTGGCGAAAGGAAATATCCCCTCTACGATCCCGCCCACGCCTTCGCTGATCAGCCCGCCGAAATGGTCCGTAACGGGCCGCATTGCGGCGTTATAGGTCGAGCGGATCATTGAGTTGGCCAGATCGGTCAGCACCTCTGACAGCTTTGCGCCGTCAAAAACCACCCCGTCGAACGCGCGCCGCAGACCACGGCTTAGCCCCTGCTCAAGAGCCGCCATGTCTTTACCCGTGGCCGAGAGCGCGCTCTGCATCCGCCGCAATTCCCCGCCGAAACCCGACACGAGACCGCTAGTTTGCGCCAATGTCTCGTTTAGCCCGTCAGCGCGGTCCTCAAGGTTTTCCAAATCTTCGAAATCAGCCATCTTCGACCCCTTTCTTCTTATCCGGGTACGCAGCCATCAGTGCGGCCAATCCTTGGCTTAATAGCGGTGGCGCCTCAGCCGGAGGCCCTAACATCAACTGCAGCTCCGCTGGTGTCAGCGCCCAGAATTCCGCCGGGCGCAGGCCCAGTCGAGACAGTCCAACCCGCAGCAACGCCGGCCAATCAAAACCACGCCCATCGCTCACGCTTGCACCGAAAATGCCCGCGCCAACAATTCCGCTGCCGCCCGCGCCGCCGCCATCGGCCCCCCCTCAATCCGCGCATGTTCAAGGGTTGCCGCATCCATCACCGTCCCGCCGCCCCTTAGCCCGGCAAGCAGCAACGCCAGAACATCCCGGCTTGAAAAGCGGTTACTCTCGAACCGCTCAACCAATGCCACCAAACTGTCAGCCCCCAACGCGACCTCCAGCTCAGCCAATGCGCCAAGGGTCAGCCGCGCCTCATAGCCTTGCCCGTCGATCACCAAACCCACCTCACCGCGCCATGGATTGCTCACGCTCAGCCCGCCACATCGGAGGTAAAGGTCAACTCACCCGCCGATTGGAGGCTCAGTTCAAACGTCGCCTCACCATTTAGCGATCCGGCATATTCCAACGCCGAAACTTGGAAAGGCCCCTGCACTACCCCAAAGTCGGGGATTATGATCTGATAATCCGGTGTCAGACCGTCAAAGAACAGCTGTCGCGCACGTTCGTCCGTGCCCGCATCGCGAAACACCCCAGAGCCACTGATTGCCGCCGAGCGCACGCCCGCCCCCACCAGCAACTCCCGCCAACCTCCGCTGGAATCGAGCGACGTCACATCGACCGTTTCCGCGTTAAAACTCACCCGCTTGGCCCGTAGCCCGGCGATCGTTTCAAACTGACCGTCGCTGGTCATGTCCACTTTGACCAAAAGGTCTTTGCCCGCTTGAACTGCCATCTCTCTCTCCTCGGAACTATCTTGAAACTGTGAAGCCTTATGCGTCCGCAAGCCGCGCGCGGAACTGAAGGTCGATCTCCCTGCCAGCCGCTCCATCGATCCGCCGCGCTGTGGCTTTTTGAAAAGTCATATCAACGATATGGCCGCGGCTAAGCACGGGCACTGCCCCATGCAGCAGGTCGCAAATCACTGAAGCAACATTCTTGGCGGTTACGAATCCCGGCGCGCTTGTGACCACCGACACGACAAACCGATGCTCCGCACCCGCGCCGTCCGCATCAGAGGCGTCTTTTGCCGTCTCTTTGCCAAGCAGCACATAGGTCTCAGGCAAGTCTCCCCCCGGCATCGCGTCATAGACCGCGTCACCGATAAGGGCCGTGAGCCCCGGATCATCTTGCAAATGACCATAGATCGCCGCCTGCAAAGCCCCTGAAAGCGCATAGGTCATACCACAACCTCCTCATCCGCAAAGCAGGTCAGATACCGCCCGCCCACATCGTGATCGGCCACCGCGCGGATCACGAAAATCCGTGTGCCATCGCGAAACCGCTGCTCTGCCGTGGGCCGCTCGACCGATCCAATGGGGGCCGCGCGAACCGTGATTTTGAACCCAGTCCGGCTGATCGCCAGCCCGCCTTTCACGGCCTCACGCCCCGTACGCGCGCGCACCTCGGCCCATAGGGTTCCTAGCGGCTGCCAGACCTCAGTATAGCCCCCCGCGCCGTCGTTTGCCCGTTGCGGTGTCTCTAGCACCAACATGCGGTTCAGATGCGGCCGGCTCATGCCGCGCCCCCAAAACCAACCCGCACCCGACGATACCGTTCAATCAGGCTGCTCACGCCGAAGGGCATACAGCCTTCACCAAGCGCCGTGTCATCACGGTATTCATAGTAATGCGCCGCAAGAAGCATCACCGCTTGAGCCAAATCATCAGGCAGGCTTTCCCAATCAGGCCCGATCCCGGCGTCAAAGTTGATCAGCGCTGCCCCGGCGTTCGGGATGCGCGGAAGGGCCGCCGTGCTGCTGCGCAAGCGAGGTGCCTGAGCATCGCGTTCCAGCCAATAACGACCGGGGTCAACAACCGCTTCCGTCCCATCCCGCGCCACCAAGGCGAGCTGCGCGATCTCCTGCACAGGTGCCACGGGCAAGACCTGTGCCGCTGCATCACGCCAGAATGTCAACGAAAGCGCGAACCGCCGCGTGATCAGCACCTTTCCCGTGCGCGCCTCGACCGCTGCCATCGCGGCACGTAGGAAGCTGCGCAACACCGGGTCTTGAAGACCGTCCTGCCCAAAACCGCTGCCCGCGCGCAAATGCATTCTGAAGGCTTCCACAGGCAACACAGCGTCAGGAACATTTGTTTCTTCGATCAACATCATCGAACGTCTCCAAAAATTGGCCCCTCGCCCCTTGGGGCTACTCGCTCAGTCCCGGACGCACACCGGTTGCATTGCTCGGTTGGAGGGGAGCAGCTAGACAACACAACCACGCTGGCGCACGTCCGGACCGGGGCCAAGTTGCCCCGGCCCCGGCTTCAGCACCGGCTTACGCCAGGCCGAATTTCATCAGCTTGATCGCCGCGAAGTCGCTCACGTCACCGCCGACACGTTTGGTCGCATAGAACAGCACATGCGGCTTGGCGCTAAAGGGGTCGCGCAGGATCCGCAGATCGGGGCGCTCAGCCACCGTGTACCCGGCCGAGAAGTCGCCAAAGGCGATGGCCATCGCATCGATCGCCGGATCGGGCATATCCTCGGCCACCAGCACCGGGTAGCCCATCAACCGCGCAGGCTCTCCCGCGGCCAGTCCATCCGACCACAGAAAGCGCCCGTCGGTGTCTTTCAATTTGCGCACCTTGGCCGTGGTCTTGGAGTTCATCACGAAGACCGCGTTCTTGCGGTAAGCCGCGCCAAGGGCGTAGACCAATTCGATGATCGCATCCGCCTCGGGATTGGCGTTGGTGCCGCTGGGGACATAGCCCAGATTACCCCGGCTCCAGACGTCGTTATCGACCGACGGATGGCTCAAAAAGCCGGTCGGCTTGTCGATCCCGTCGCCGCTGACAAAGGCCGCCGCCTCAGCCCGCGCGAACTTATCGGCAATGCGCCCTGCCAGCCAACCTTCAATGTCAAAGGCGCTGTCATCCAGCAGCCGCTGGCTCGCCTTGGGCAGTGCACTCAACTCATGCAGCGGCACGGTGATCCGGTCAATCTGCGGCGTATCTGTCTCGGCCTGCGCGCCGCTCTCGGTGGCCCAACCGGCTCCCACATCCGCATGGTCGACCAGCACGTCATAGGACGTCGCCTCAACCTGAACGACAGCCGCAATCGCCCGGATCGAAGCCCCGGAATTCAACACCGACTGGACCCGCTCCGAGGTCTGCGGATCAACCAGATAGCCGCCGTCCGAATTCACCGCCGTCGACATCGACTTGCCGTCCAGCTCCAGCCCGCGCAGCGCATCATCATCGCCGTTGCGCAGATAGGCATCAAAGGCCTTCTTGTGCGGCGCATCGTGGTCAATCGCGCCCCCAAGGGGGCTACGGGCAGGCAGGGTCATCTTGCGATCCATCATGGCAATTCGCTCTTCTGATTGTTGGAGTTTACTGTTCATCTCGGCCCGAAAGCCGTTGAAGTCGCTGACAAAACCATTCACGGCCTGCCGCACTTCCTCCGCCGGGGACAGGTCTGCGCCTGACTTCGTGCTGACGTTTGCATCGCTCTTGCTCATCACATTTCCTCTGTTGTTGTGCAGATCACTGATCGGCCCCGCGCTTCATCTCGGCCCGCGCCTCTTCAAAAGCCGCCGCCATCTCGCGCAAAACCTCACCGACGGCTCTGAACTCGCCCTTGGCCGCGACCCGCGCGTTCGGCAGCATCGGAAAGGTCACCAACGACACTTCCCAAAGCTCCAATTCCGACAGCAGCCGCTGGCCCTTGGTGTTCTTGCCCGCCTTCACGGTGCGGTAACCGATGCTCAGCCCATCAATCGCACCCGCCTCAATCAGCGCCGCCGCCTCCCGGCCCCGCGCCACGCTGCTCAGGATTCGCCCCTTGACCCAGAGCCCGCGCTTGTCCTCGCGCACCTCGTCCCAAACACCGATGGGCTGCGCCGGGTCATGCTGCCAAAGCATCTTGATGCTGCGCCCGGCGCATTTGGCGCGCGTGAGGCAGGCCGCATAGGCCCCCGCCTCAACCACATCGCCACCTTGATCCGCCGCACCAAAGAGGCTCGCA